TATCCGGTGTTAATTATCCACAATGGTGTAAGATGACCGTATGAAAAATTCAATTAAGAAGTACAGAAATGACCTCGGTTTATCCTGTAATGATCTTGCCAGTATGATTGGCTGGAATCAGCAGAGGGTAAGCCGTTACGAGCTTGACATTAGAGAGCCGGGGTTAAAAGAATGCCGTTTAATTGTGTGGGCGTTCAACACACTTGGCGCTGGCGTTACTGTTGACGATGTTTTCCCGGCAAAGGCCGATTAGTTTATGGAAGTGCGGCCTAGCGCTTTGTCACTACCACCTACAAGAGAGAGAAAGATGGAAAATTTAGAGCTTTGGGAAAAGGTTTGTAAAACCGACCCACAATATACAAAGCACGTTGCCCAGCGTGGAGGGTATACGTCTATATCCCCCCAATATCAAATTAAAGAGGCCACCGAGCATTTGGGGCCGTATGGTCAAGGCTGGGGTTTTGAGTCGTGCGATCTTGATTTTAGTCAGCTAGAAGCTACCAGTTTGGTTATCGTTAAGGCTGTATTTTTCTATGAGCTAAATGGTCGGCACACTTTTCCCATTAATAATTCATGGCCCGTAAAAGTAGGCTCTGGAGATAAGGCTAGGGTTGACCCAGATTTTGCGAAGAAAGCTGAAACCAACACCATGAGTAAAGCACTATCAAAACTTGGTTTTGGTGCAGATGTTTTTCTAGGTGAGTTCGACAACCCTGACTACCTGGAGGTTGTACAGAAAGAATATGCGCTAGAAAAAGCAGAGAACAAACTAGAGGAAAAGGCGAGACAAGAGCAGCAATATAAAGAATGGTTTGATGCCTCCCTAGCAACAATCAGTAGGTGTGGCTCTATGCCAGAACTAAGAGGCGCATATCAATCACTGGTAAGAAAAGCGAACCTGACCAAAGATGAAACCGCAATCAAGGCGTTTACTAAAGCAAAAGACGCGAGAAAAACAGAGCTGGAGGGTGCAAGTAATGACGAAACTGTATCAGATAACCGAACAGCATAGAGATCTACAGGCGTTAGCCGATGCCGACGAACTGCCAGCAGAAGCAATAGCAGACACTTTCGATGCGCTAGAGGGCGAGTTTAACGATAAAGCCATGTCTGTTGTCCACGTTATCGAGAATATGGATTCAGACGTTGAAGCCGTTGACCGCGAGATTAAGCGTTTAAGCGCGAGAAAAGCCGCCCTATCTAATAGGCGCGACTCAATACGCGAATACCTCAGATCGAATATGGAGGCCACTGGGATTGCTAAAATAGAGTGCCCCTTGTTTGCCATCACCATAGCCAAAGGCAGAGATATGGTTTTGGTCGATAATGAAAACTTGATCCCTGATGACCTTGTAGAAATATCTGTTATCAGCAAACCAAACAAGCGCGAAATTTTAAAGCGAATGAAAGGTGGAGAAGATATACCAGGCGCAAGAATTGAAAAATCAAAATCTAGCTTAAGGATTAAATAAATATGAACAAGATCGGCGTATCACTAAAAATTGACGTAACCAAAATTGACAAGGCCAGACTATTTAAGGGTCAAAAAGGCACATACTTGGATGCCATTGTATTTGTAGAATTAAACAATTTTGACCAATACGGCAACAGCGGAATGATAACTCAAAACGTTACAAAAGAAGAAAAAGAGCAAGGCGGTCAGGGGGCTATCCTAGGAAACTGCAAAGTGTTCTGGCATGAGAACGGGCCACAAAATTCGCAACAACAGGCCACACCACAGACACTATCAGCGCCACAAGATAGCGGCTTTGATCAATTTTCTGACGATGTGCCCTTCTAAAAGGAACTTCAAACATATACCTTTTAATTAACAAAGAGAAAAAGAATTATAGTCGGTCGGATACGAATTTTTTGTTAGGAAAATACCTATGAGAAACGTGGTAATTAGCTTATTTGACGTGACCGGGAAAATGGTTGAGCCGTGGCTTGCCGCTGGTTATGAATGTTGGATTGTTGATATTCAGCACCCAGCAGCATACGACAGTTGCGGGGTGACTAGCGAAGGAATGCTATACAAGGTGCATGCTGATTTAACACGCCCTTGGCTATGCCCTGTTGACCGTGACCGTATAGCTTTTGTTGCGGCATTCCCGCCATGCGACCACCTAGCAGTAAGCGGTGCCCGATGGTTTAAAGGTAAAGGGCTGCGCCGCCTGGAAACAAGTGTGGCTATGTTCGCCACGGCTGCGGAATTCTGCGAGTGGAGTGGTGCGCCCTACATGATTGAAAACCCGGTAAGCAACATTGCAAGCCATTGGCGCAAGAGCGACTACCGCTTTCACCCGCACTATTTCACGGGCTACAATGTGGATGACAACTACACCAAATTAACCTGTCTTTGGGCGGGAGGAGATTTTGTGATGCCAGATAAGTTTGTAGATGAAACTACGGGCGAACCAGATGACAGAATCCATAAATGTCCGCCGGGGCCAGATCGTCACAATATCCGCTCTGCCACACCACTTGGATTTGCAGAAGCAGTATTCCGGGCAAATAGAACAGCACTTCAGTCAATGGAGTTATAAAAATGATGCCAACCATAAAAACACTAAAAGAAGCCTATAGAGCTGCGAACGATAAAAATCAATATCTCGGCTTAAACAAAAAAGAAGTGGCGAAACAAAAGGATAGAGTTAAAATAATTAGGGCTTTATTGGAGCAGGCGTTAATTCGCAAGATGGAAAGCGCATGAATTTATCGATGCACCGACCAATCCGCAGATGGGAAATGGCTCGAGAGTTTGAGGGCACCGTTAGAGGCTGCGGCATGGCAGATGATTCCAAAATAATGCCATGTAATGATTGTGATAAGCGGGCTTGGTGTGCTGCAAAACAGGCGGCTTGTGAGGCTTATAGAGCGTATACTTGGAAGCATTACGCCAAGGCTAAAGATTTGGCGGTCATACCAAGAATACCAAGTAAGGAGATATTTAATCGAATCTACGGAAGTGAATGATGTATGGAAAAGCAAGGGCCGAGAAAACTAAAATCAATACAGATTTCTATACCGAGCAAGAAAAATTCGACGCATTCGCAAGATGGGCTGAAGGCTTGGAAGCCTTTTGTTTCACAGACGGATTACAAGCCACTGATTCTGGGGATGCCTCACTACCTAGGAGTGGCGGTAGACGAAAGAATCAAGCTAATAATGAAAGCGGCTAAGGGTGACGGATAAGCGCCCCCGCCAATATGCCGCAGAGATTGTTAAGTTAAAAAGCAGGGCAGAGCGTAAGCAGGCGCTAGAAAACGTGCCAGAACACTTGCGCGATTGGGTTAAACGGATAGTTGAGATTAGTTATGGAATTAGAGCAAACAAGGCTGGATATGGAAAAAAAGGCTGAAGAATATTCTGTTGCTGATGCTGAAAAAACCTATCTCGAAGAATATAAAAAATGCCTCAAGGCTGAATTGATGAAAGAGGCCGAATCTAACGGAGTTACAGCGGCTAATGCTCAAGAAAGAGAAGCCTATGCTCACCCAAAATATATAAGTCTAATTGAACGACTGAGGAAGGTTCAGGAGAAATCAACACTGTATCGGCTTCAGTTCAAAATGAAGGAATGGGAGATCGAGGTGTGGCGAACTAAAACTTCTATGCGTAAAGCGGAAATGAATCTTCGATGAAAAAGAAAACCCTGCCAAAACTCATTGATTCAGCAGCCATTAAACTACAAAAATTGGTAAGACTGAAGGCTGCTAATGAAAACGGCCTTGTTCAATGTGTTACTTGTGACAAGTGGGCGCATTGGAAGGATATGCAAGGCGGCCACTTTATCGCTAGAGGGTCGAAAAAGTGGAAGTTAATAGAAGAAAACGTCCACCCACAATGCCCAGGTTGTAATGGCTTTGGCATGAAGTATGGAAACGCAGAGGCTGTTTATACTGCTTACATGATTGATATGTACGGACGGAATTTCGTGGATGAAATGTTAAGAACAAAAAGCGAAGTGAAGAAATACAGTAGGTCAGAGGTTGAAAGTATTGACGCTGACTTTTCTGCCCAAATCAAACACCATGAAAAGAGGGTTATATGACTCTATTAGACTTCTGTAGGACAGAACAGCAAAGGGCTGTTATAGAAAAGCACCTTAAGGGGAAGTCTAGCCACAAAGGTGGGGCAGAGCTAGGCATTGATCCTGCCAATTTCAGGAAAATTGTACGCAGAATAAAAAGGATTGCAGAGGATCGAGGCTTTGACCCCGAAAACAATCGCAATCATGTAATGCCGCCAAGCCAAGTAGTGAGTGGATATAGTGATTTAGTGAAATATCCAGACGATGACCCATTAGGCCGGATAATAGGGTGGGTGAAATCAAACAGAAAGATTGTTGATCAGCTAAAAGATGCTGAAATTGTTGTCGAGGCAATGTCGGCAGAAATCCCTCGATTAAAGCCATCGGTATACAAGGGCAACCCAAAGAAAAAGCACCACTTTTCGGTCATTCCGGTCGGTGATCCACATATAGGGCTAAGAACATGGAGCAAAGAAGTTGGCATTGATTGGGACGTGCCCATTGCTTTAAGGGTGTATGAAAAAGTGTTTAGCCGACTACTAAAGAGAACGCCTGACACTGATGTTTGCGTGCTATTTAATTCAGGCGATTTTTTCCATGCTGACAATATTGCTGGGGAGACATCGAAAAGCGGTCATAAGTTAGAACTAGATGGTCGCCCTGGGTATTGGCTGGATGCTGGCGTTAGGGTGATAACACAGCTCATTGACCTTTGTTTAATGAAATATAAAGAGGTTCACTTTGTTAATACTCCCGGTAATCACGACGATATTTTGGGGAGGGCTTTGGGCGCATTCTTGCCCAAACTGTACGAGAAAGAAAAGCGTTTTTCCTGTCAGGCGGGCGACAACAGTTATCAATATTTTGAGCGTGGCCAGGTTGGGCTGGGATTTTGTCATGGCCATAAGTGCAAGCTGGCTTCTCTACCGGGAAAGATGGCCGATGATCAGCATGAAATGTGGGGTAGGGTGAAGTATCGCCACTGGTTCACAGGACACGTTCATCATAATCAGTGGATTCAATTTAAAGAGCATCCCGGCTGTACGGTTGAAAGTGTGGGGATTATTCCTCCAAAGGATGCTTATTCTCACGGCGGTGCATTTGGATCTAAACGAGGCACCCAATTAATCATCATGGATGATCGAGGCTATCAGCCACCTGACAGATACATTGAATCGGTTCAACTTAGCGACTAGGGGAAAGATGAATGAGCGCACTAGACAAGCAGGTTGGGGGTGGTCACTACAAAGATCTAAAGATTCAACCTATCGAGTTTATCCACGCTAACAACCTTAGTTATATCGAGGGATGTGTTATCAAATATATTACTCGCTGGCGCAATAAAAACGGCGTTGAAGATTTAGAGAAAATCAAACATTACATTGATCTGCTAATAGACCTAGAAGGTGATGACAATGAAAGACTGTCTACTGACTAAATTAGTTGATACCGCTTTATCTCATAGCGACCTAGACCATTATCTCTATGAAGCTCTACAGGCTGCAAATGACACCATGCCGAATATAACGCGAGATTATATCGCTGGGCTTTTCGTGAGAATGGAGGCTGATTTGGAAAAGCTCAAAGAGCCACTTACCGAGGAGCAGTTGCTTTTGCTACATCCGACTTTTTGCGAGAACTGTGAAGAATAATTCCTTATTGGTTTTATTTGGCAGGAAGCAAATGTTTTCGTGCCAAAGGTCAAGCGAAATTATGAAAACAGCCTATTGCAATCTATGAACCTTTAAACCTTTTTAAACAAGATCAGCAGGGTTGATGAATTCGCCCCGACCGGTTTTTATCTCATAGTGGACATGATTGGTCATTAAGTATTCATTGTATCTAGCAGCAATGTGTTGCACCAATCCAATAGAGTCACCAACCGCGATTTTTTCACCAATTAGAACTGTGGGCTCAACATAGAACAATCTGTGCTGGCGACCACATCTAGTGGTTATTTCGACATAGCGATAAGATAGATCGTCTGCATACGGATAACCAAGTTTTGAAACTTCACCGGCAACTGGTGACAATACAGAAGCACCAGCAGGGGCTTTAAAATCAATCCCGTTGTGCATTCTACTCCCTCGTTTTGCGCCAAACGCCCCAGACCCATATGAATCAATGCCGCGAGGTTCAAGAACAACAGTTTTACACTTTCTATCATTGGCACGTCTGGGAGGAATAATAACCTTAATCATTTATCAGCTTTTTTACTTAGGTTGTGGCCTATCTCATCCAGTTTTAAAAAGAGCCTAGTAATAGTTTTATCAAACTCTGTGCGGTTTATGTAATTGCCCGCTACTAAAACTTCGATGTGATTCACCCGCGTCACGATCTCTGTATCAGTTCTTTGTAAATCCTTGATGGCTTGCCAAATACAATTGAGAAGGAAGCCAATAACTGCTCCAAAAGCCCCAAGCAACCAGTTTATAATTTCCTGTTCCACTGTTATTCCTTAGTTCTTAGCTAATTATTTCTTATAGTTTAACAAAGCCCACTAGAAAAAACTTGCCCGAAATGGAATCCATACCGCGCGAAATCCATCAAGATTAGTCAAAGTAAGAAGTAATTTATTCCCGTTGCTAAACTCAAAATTGACATCATTTCCAGCCAAAATATAATTTTCAACAGCGCTCAATCCTGTCATATCATCGCGGGTAGCTGAACACATAACATTTTCAAACTCGATACCTGTTAGCTTGGCTCTGCGTTCTGCTTGTTTGATGATTTCTGATTCTGGTATTGCTTCTGTAGCAGGTGGTGAGAATGTGCCGTCACCATTGTCAATCCATCCGATACCAACACCGGGTTGGACATCAACCCAGCCTTCAGGTAATTCTTTAAATACCGCCGCATTAACCACAACGCCATCTTTAACTTGCAACCCAATCATTAGAAATACTCCCGAATAAACACAATCCCGTTACCACCAGTACCACCTGTGCCACCTTCTCGGCCTGATCCACCACCACCGTTAAGGCCATTCTCCTTGGTGGTTGTATGGGTCTGTCCAGCACCACCGCCACCAAACAGCGAACCGCCGCCAGCGCCTACCATCTGCTCACCAGACCCAGACCCTTCTGCGCCACCACCGCCACCATTGCCTTTAAGGTTTAAATCCCCACCAGAACCAATGCCCCCCGCTCCACCTTCCTCGACTTGAGCATTGCCAGCACCACCACCGACACCGCCTGTGGCAGAAAGGAAAGCCCCAAAAGAAGTGGTGCCACCAGTGCCACCGACCCCGCTCGAACCACCAGCACCACCAGCGCCAATAGTCACGGTTTCAGAAGCAGACAGCGCCGAAGCTAGAAGAATTTCGATAGCAGCGCCACCACCGCCGCCGCCACCAGCTACAGCGCTAATAGCAGCTCCACCGCCGCCACCGCCGCCACCAACAACCGTAACCTCAACAGCCAACAACCCTGCGGGCTTACTATATGACCCAGATGTGGTGAAAACGGCAAGGTCTGGGGCCGCAGCAACAACCGCAGCAGTGGTTAACTCAAACCAATCGTTGGCAAGGTCAAAAACGCAGTTACTGCGGCCTGTAATATCTCCGGCACCAGGGTTGGCGCCACCAGACAGCTTGATATTTTTGACACCAAGCCCAGCAACATTGACTGTCACTGCGCCGCCTGTGCAAGGATTGGCTGCTAAAAAATTAATTTCAAGCCCGTCAGTATAAGCAGTGGGCGATTGCTTTAGGCCAATAGTGGTTAATACATAAGCATCAGCAGCACCGCTATCTGTGTAAAAGGTGCCGTTTGCCACATATCCAGCTATAGCTTTTCCAAGCTGATTCAAATCACCAGAGGACAAAGTAAGCCCCAAATTCTCAATGACATTTTGAAGCTCGCTTGGTACTTCATTCCATTCTGTAGCGGTTAATGTGCTGCCCGTTATCTTGTCATTTAAATCTTGCATTTCAATTCCTCAAACCTGTTGGAAAATAATATCACAATTTGCCGGTTTTAATTTAGTAAACAGGCATTCAAGAATAGCTATCTCACCAGACCCAAAAGTAATTGGATAAACTAGCGGAAATCTGTTTGCCGATTGATTTGTAAATCTAACAATTATCGTAAATCTAGCTTCTTTCAATGTAGAAAACATGATAACAGGGAACACCAGCGGGTACGCTATTTCTCGAATGCCTGAATTGATCGTTACCGTGATGCCAAACGTTAACGCAAGAGCCACAAAATCATCACTTGTCTGCACACCAAGAGCTGCAAGTTTCACTAGTATATCTCTACGTCTTTCGATGATTGTTCCTGTAGCTTTGAAGCAGCTATCAGGAATGCCCAAAGCAGACTCCCATTCTTCGATAAATTTAACTGTCTGATCGGGAATAATCTCGTCATTATAAGATTTTAAATAACCATTAGCGCGAAATAACTCCCCAGCCATGCCAGTTAATAGCTTGCGGAAATTGCTATCATGTATGGATTTAGAAGCAAACAATATTCCACCTGGCATATAGTCAGCGAGACTATCGGTGTACTGCTCTAAATCCCTGCGCTTAAATAGCATAAGTAATAGTTCCCAGTGTGCCAATTTCCCCTGACGCTATTGTAATATCTGTTGTTGGCGTTGATAGGGTAAAGGTAAGCACAACATCTCCCGTTATAGTATCAACTGTATTAAATATCGCTGATCGATAAGCATCCTTATCAATATTAACGCCAACTGTTGTGCTTTCATTAAAGAACTGCCGCAAATTTGCATCAATCGCAGATCGCATTGTGTTGGTGTTTGGTGTTAAAGCCGTGAAGGTGAAAGGGACCATAACAGCAGTTGGAGCATTAACAAATAAATCTAATGTGTCAGTATTAGCCGGAAGGATCGCTTCAATTTCTCCGCGAACCTTCGCAACTTCAGCGCCGGTTGGAATAGGATTAGTATCTCCATCCCTCATAAAATAAACCGTTACCTGTCCAACAGCGGGTGTTATAGCCTCAACAAAAACCCTAGTAACACCGGTAATTTCTTTAGCCGCCTCCGTAATGGCTTCAGTATTGAATTGGGAAACAGGGTTTTGAATCCGATTTAACATTCTTGTGCGCAAACTAGCATCAGTCTCTTGATCTAAGCCACCGGAAACCTGCCCAAAATCAACAACCATTATGTTATCAACACCAACAATGGGGCTTTGTAATGTAAGGCTTACGCCAGCATTAAGATTGAAATCATCACCAAAATTATCGGCTTGGACAGGCACGCTTACAAAAGTAACTGCGGCCAGAATAGTTCCTGTAGCTGGCGTTGCAGGAGAGCCTGCAACCTGATATTCAAATGTATCAAGCCCGCTCACTGTAATATTTGCGGTTATATTGTATTCTGCCTGATCCGCGCCAGATATGGTCACAGAAACATTGTTTGCTAAACCATGATCAGAGGCCGTTGTAACCGTAGCCGTTTGCCCGCTTCTAATAATCCCTGAAACGCTCAACGACTGCGCTGAAATAGTGGTTGCTGCGATAGTGGTATAATTTCCCAAGCTGCCAGCGAGAATCGTTGAAATGGGGATAACAGTTGTCGCTGTTCCCGTTGCCACAATATTTCCGCTTGCTTTAGTTGCCGCATTTTTCTGCTTGCCCCAAATCGCAGCCCATCGAGCCAACTCTGATCCAGTGGCGGTATCAGGGAAACTCTGCTTAATAGCCTCTTTTAATTGCAAATAGAAATCAAATACCCGGTTTGATGTTGAGGTGACAATAGCACCAAGCCAACTGTTTTTTAAAAAAGGATTTGATGTGGCAAGCTCACGCTGAACGTCTGCCTTTGATCTAGCATCTATTTCAATTGCTGTTTCTGGTAGCTGAATAGACATTATCTAATTCCTGTATTATTCCACAACTCAAAGAATCGCCGCTCTACTTTGTCACCGCTTCGCTCAATAGTCAGATTAAGAAGCACTTTGCCAGAATTAAGAACAGCAGATACATCAACTATGGCAACCGCTATCTTATCCTCTACCATCCATTCTAAAGACTTTAAAGCCTCATCTTCAATACGAGAAAGGATAGTCCGAGTCACTCTGGCTTGGCTATATTGCCACAGCTTTGATCCATTCTCGAAATCAACCCCTTCATTACCTATCCAGCCGCGTCTATATCTAGCATCTGAAACTTCAAAACTTGAGGCTCTACGCTCACCAAATAAACTATAAAGAATGGCGGTATCAAAGAAATCATCAGTATCAATATCACCATTAGCAGAAATGCCAATATCAAAGAGGCCGGTG